GTGAAAAAGGAGGATGGAAAAAAGGACAAGAAAGAAGATACCAACGTAAACCAAAATTTAAACCTCAACTTAAATACTGGACTTAATGATACGGGTTTTATTGCTGAAAGCCTTCCCTGTCCACCATTAGATACACTTGCTAAAACTCCTATTGGTTCATTAGGGAAAGGAGGGTTGGCTCGTATAAAAGGATGGATAAGAGATGAAACTGATGGAAAATGTGAGACGGTTTGGGAAGGTTTAAGCCCACTAGAAATAGCAGGAAATTATGCTCCACAACCTACTGTTCTTATAAATACATCAGCTATTGCGGTGGGATCAGTTATTGCTGTGACTGCAATTGGTCAACCCGTAGCAAAGTTCATTCAAAAACAATTAAAAGGTCAAATAAAATCATTTTCCAAAAAAATTACTAAAAAGTTATTAGCTCTTAGGGGGAAACAGCCGAAGGTTCTTTCTTATTCTGAACGTCGGAAGGCTCAACGGGAATCTCGGAAATAGAGTGAGTGTGGTCAATTAGTGTATTAGGTTTAGAAACAAGCTCGATGTCGTCACAAAGAATTGCATACTTAGTTCCTTTCTTAAACCTCACTCCATTCCCCATCAAATCTGCACAATGTTTTGCACGTCCTAATTCATAGGATAAACGTGCATCTTCATGCTTTGCTTGTAGCAATTTAACTAGATACCCCTGACTCCTTCTGCAAGCTCTAACCGATTTTCGGTCTAAATTTACGTTCCAGCTTAAGCTTATCCCTGGGCTTATTGCATAATTAGTTTTCTCAAATCTTTTCACTGATCTATACCCACGGACCAAAGTTGGATCGTCAACTTCTCCATCTCCTATCTCGTTTCCGTTATCATCAAAAGCTCCTTTTATATCCTTAGTTGAATATATAGGTTCAAGATAGCTATCTATTTTTGGTTGGCCTCCTGATACATTGCCTGTCAAGAAAGGTTGAATAACTAAGGTGTCACCTTGGCACTGGACCTGATTTAATGATAATGTATTTGTAAATTGTTTAGATGGCATATTCATTACGCCTAAATTTGTGACAGATCCTGACGAGTTGGAAACTGGATTGTTAGTCATCGTAGTATCTGCAATCACAGGGCTATTTGTTAACAATAGTACTGCAAATATATACCGCTTCATTGAGTAAATGTTGACATTGTGTCAGTGACGGATTCAGTCAGTATTGTCCTATTTATTCGGGTGAATGTTTTAAGACCTGGCCCGTGATATGCCTCAATTAGATTTGTTGCGGCCCCTTGCGTGTGCATATTGACTGTAGGTTTAGAGTTAAGGTCAATCCCATGATGAGTAGTAGTAACTCCATCAACTACGTGGCTCCCTGTTTGAACTGTGTCTGGAATCATATTACCTTGAATGTTCAAATTAGTACCACCTAAACTATATTCATAGCCTGTCGCATACGTCCAAGATTCTATCAATTCAGTTGTGTTTTGTTTGCTTTCTGTTCTTGCTGATGTAGACCCAGAATTGAAGCTAGGAATAACTGGAACCGCTTGTGCTGGAAGCGATATGAAGGCTATTAATAATAGATAGCGCATTATTAATTTATCTCTAAAGCACTTGTAATTGAGCCTGTTACAGATGTGCCACTTTTGCCTGGAGTTAGACCAATAGTGCCGCCTGAAACGGACGTAATAGTTGCGGCTAATCCTGTATTATCTCCTCCAGTATATGTAATCGTATCTCCCAACATTGGTAAACTTCCAACAGCACCAGAACTTAAAGTTGTTGCACTTGGTGTCGCATCACCTTGAACAAATGTTTCGCTAAAAGTTGTAGCAGCGCCTGCGGTAGTCTGGGTATAAGAACCTGAACCATGCGTTGCAGCGACTCCAGTTAGAGTGCCATTTGATGCTGCTGGAACGTCTAAATGTCCCATTGTTCCTGCCGTTACTCCTGTGCTACTCATTGAATAAGTTGAACCTATTCTTTTCGCATGAGAGTACGATCCATCTACAGAAGCTTGAGCCGTAGCTGTGATCTTATGGACAATCTGTGCGTTGGCAGGAGCAATCAACAAAAAGACTGCTAAGGGAAAAAGACGTTTCATGGTCAGTCGGGGAGCAAATACAATGTTTCGCTAATTTTCTTTGCTGTTACATTAGCTATTTTATCGACTGGCCCTTGGTCGTAGGTGACAACAAGAACGCCCCAAGCATCCTCTTTACCCATGATTGGGCAAGCAACATTAATAAAGGCTCTATCAAGTTGAGTGCATTGAGCCAAAACAAAGTTTCCTATTACTTGTTCATCTCCTGGCATCCAATAACCAGTAGGCACTGGATCGACTGATGTTCTAGGAAAATTAGAAATAGGCACAATATTTCTAGCGTCAGGCCAGTCATACAACCAGACAGAAGTTATATCTCTGTTTTTTGTAGGAATACTATTTAAAAGAGCTTCGACTTCTGTTTTCTTGTTTGGGTCTTCTTCAAATAAGACACTGATTTCTTTGTCACCTCCATCATCAACAATTTTTGATTCGTTATAAGCCTTAAACCCGATCAGACCTATTGCAGAGATAGCAGATAGGCCAACAATCTTCATTAAAAACTTACTCCAGTTTTGCTCTGGAGAGATGATGTTTTTAACGGTTTCTATTGCTGCCTTCATAAGTAAGCCTTACTAATTTGTGCCAAAAGTCCCAAGAGAGCTAAGGCGGCTGAAACCACTGCTGCTGCTGCGAAAACTCTCCTTTCTAGGACTCTTACTCTATCTTCTAAATCTGAATTACGTTCCTCTAAACGCTTTAATTTCATTTCCATCACTACGATGGCTGTTTGTTGGTTCGCATCTAGCGAAAGGGCTTCGTTGTTCATGTTAATTTTCCTGTTGTTGGATCGACTGGTTTATTTGTGATGGGATCGATCCTTGGTTTGTCTGGGACTAATTTGATTGGAGTCTCAACCCTAATAATTGTGTAAGGAACTCCGCCTTCCGCTCCTAGTGCCTCTGCTTTCTTTTTCTCTTCTTCCGCCTTATAAGTTCCATCTCCTCTTTTCTTCGCAGTCTCAAGCCCAAAACTAGCTAAAGCTCCCGTGAAAACGCTTGCTATAAAAGTCGGGTCGATCCTTTCTTGTTTACCTAAACCAGGCAATTCTACATAGTTTAAAGTTAATATAAAGCCACTCCAAACTACAACTCCCAAACGTACAAATGTAGATAAAACTTGTAATTGTTCTTCCTTATCATCTAAGCCGTCTTTGAGTTTTTGAAGGGGATTTTTCTTTTTTGATTCAGCAGGTTTCTTTTCGTCCATGTACCAAAAAAAGCAAACATACCTACATTAAGCACAAATCGCTAAAAAAAGTAATGAAGTTCCTTTCCCACGAACAGAAAGAAACTATTGCTAAAGCTCATGGGATCACAATTGAACAAATTAATAAGCGTATTGAACTTTGGAGTTTGATTAACGATCCAGATGTTTCCAAGCCAGATTTAATTGAAGCTCAAAAAGCATGGATTAATATACAGAAAGGTTTTTGGCCAAATGTAAATGCCTGAAGTTTTTGCTGCTCTCATTGGAGCTGGTGCATCCGTCCTAGTGATGAGCATTAGTAATGTGAGTACACGCAGAGACAGGGATACAAGGGAGCTGTTTAAAAGAGTGAATGAAATTGAGAAGGTGATTGCAGCTCATCATCCTCCTCAACGAGATTGGCGAAAACAGTGAAACGCTTTTTCTTTAGAAGCGAAACTGGGAAACGATTCACAATATGGGTGTTGCGATCTGTAACGGAGCAAAGTAATAACAGTCTTAACGATTCAGATGTTGAGTTTATAGAAGCTAGATTATGGACAAATAAAACATTAAAACTTCAATGATGATGTACAAAAGAGAATGGATAGAGGAAGACAGAAAACGTTCTATGGACATGCAACGTTGGTACGTCCTTGATGGAAGACATAGACCAGATCATCCTAAGCATGGTATTTACACTGGACTTGCGGCAATCGGAGAGGAATTAGACAGCTTTGACGAGGATGACGCAGCCTGAATGTCAATGTTCTCATTGTCAAGAACTAAGAAGGCAACAACAAAGAGCTGAACAAAGACAAAAAATATTGCTACATATAAAGGAAAACAATGAAAGAGTCAGAAGTCCCTCTTGACTTAACTTTTGTGCTTGAACTTTCCCAACCTCCTAGTATCGAAGAAGAATTACAAATGGAAAAAGAAATCCGGTCTGTTAAGTCTTCAGATGATATTAATGCTATAAAAAAATACGCAGAAGATCTTGCTAGACAAAATCATCAACAAAGTATTTTTATTGCTGGTTGTATGAATAAAATCGCAGAACTCCAAGCCAAGATTATTTGTAGAGAAAACCCTGTGAAGCAAAGAAAGCCAAACTTGCTTGAAAAATTATTACAGTTAAAATAGTAGCGGAGTCTTAATTATGCTCCACGGCGAAAAGCACAAGACCTCTTGCATCCTTATCCCCAGTGCAAGAGGTTTTGTTGTCTATGCAGACTGTATAAATCTAGCGTTCCGTCCAGTACCTATCCACTTTATTTCTTGATTTGCAACAGGAACTTCTGGGTATTGAATTGAGTACCAACGATGCTCACAAGCAACACATCTCCTACGTCTAATTGTTACCCCATCAGGAGCACGTTTAGTGCATACAACTCTAGTCCTGCCTTGTCCGCACTCAGGGCAGTCTGCTTGAATTTTATTGATCATTATGGAGCTGGAACCAATATGTGTTGTGCGTGTTCTGACCTTCTACCGTCAGGCCATTTAACAACGTAGTAATAACAAATTCTACCTCTTACGTTGTACCTGGTCTTCACTTCTATGATCGTTCCAGCCGTAGCTCCTACGTATAGATAAATGCCTGAGTTTACCTTTTTATTTACTTGATCATTAACCTTAAACTTCGGGGTCGTGGGTGCTGCTGCTGTCATCGTTACTTTGTTCTGAGGGTGAAGTGTTTGGTAATCGGCCTTCTATTCTTTTGCGGATAGATTTCCTCCATGAAGCTTCGTCTTCCGCTAAAGCCTCCTTGTAGACAGAGCTAGGTAATTGCCTCTCTAGTTCCTTGTAAATTAAGTTCCTTACCCAAGCAGTAGCTCTTATATTTTCCGCTTTTGCCTGACCCATTAGAAGTTTTGCTCTGTTTGGATCGAGCAGAATCTGAAGATAAGTTTTGTTTCCGTGTTTTAGAGCCATTTCAACATTGTTGTTGTACTACTCTACCACGAAATAGGATTATCGACTTTTTTCAGATAAGCGGTTCGATGAGCTTGCCTGGATGCGTTCCTTTGTCTTTTAGAACCAGCACGAACTTTCCTAGCTCCCTCTAAAAAGTCTGCTGCCCTATGGAGATCTCCCGTAGTCGCTTGAACAATCTCTTTGTTCAGCTTCTCCATGATTATCTGTCTGCCACTCTTTTGAATAGGCGACATTCATAACCTCTGGCAGACTGCTGTAGTAGCCTAGCTCGTCTTCTAGCTGACGTAAACACCAGCCATATTCCGTGTGAACAATTGAAATCAATGGACCTCCCTCCAGGTTTTGCCGATAGATGTTTCTGCTAACGCAGGTATTTCTCCGAGCCAGATAGACTCTGCCTCTTCCATTTTCTCCCTCAATATCGCTGCCCACTTTTCCGCTTCCTCTTCTTTAACCAACAAAAGAATTTCGTCATGTATTGCAGCAGCAATACGAACGGTATCTTCCCCTGCTTCTTTAACCAAAGGCCAAAGTTCCCCTAAAGCTTTCTTCAATATTGCTGCACCTGCCCCCTGTATCGGGGTATTGCATC